AGGCGAGAATGAAATGGATGTTGATTTCATACACGCTCTAGATCAACTCAGAGCGGCCTGTGGGTTTCCGTTTATTGTTACAAGCGGCTACAGAAGTAAAGACCACAGCATAGAGAAAGCAAAAAAAATTGCAGGAACACATGCACATGGAATTGCCGCAGACATTAAAGTCTCTGGAGGCGCACAGCGTTTAGCAATTGTTAAACATGCGTCAGCTTTGGGCATGAGCGTAGGTGTTGCTAAGTCTTTTGTTCACGTAGATGTTCGCAAAACCGAACCAATGTGTTGGTGCTACTAGGAATGAAACTAGTTGTTGCGCTTATCTTTATATTAGGATCGTCAGTTTTGTATGCACAAGAAGAGCCTATGGGAGATACTGACTCAGACAACACTCAAGACGGATCGCTCAACACCAACACAGTGGGTAGTACTGTTAGTAGTAACAACAACAGCAAAGACGATAGCGTAACTAACACTTACAATGGCGCAGGTAGTTCTGGAGCTATGCCAGTAGGCTCAGCAATAGCCCCTAGCTACATGTCTAATGGCATGGAAACATGTTTGCAGGGATCAGGTGGTTCAATTCAAACAGGAATTATAGGTATAACTAAAGGCAGTTACGAATCAGATGTTGATTGTAATAGGCGTAGAGATGCTAAAGTTCTAAGCGATCTAGGAATGAAGGTAGCCGCTATTGCTAGGATGTGTGAAGACGTAAAGGTTTGGAGGTCTTTATTTATATCTGCAACGCCCTGTCCTGTTCTATCAGGAGGTAGATTAGTAGTAGGTAAAAGAGCTTTCCTTTTAATGAAAATGCAACCAAGCCTGTACATACCAGACTACGGTGAGGTTGGAGTTATTCGCAGAGCAACGTGGTCTAAGCTTGAACCGATAATAAAATATACAAAAACTCAAATATGGTACAACTCAATTTTAGGTATAGGAGCAGGGAATGAAAATGAAGACGAAGATAGTAGCTCTAGCGAGTCTGTTTCTGAGCAGTTCCGCAGTTCAAGCAAGTGAGTTAGATACTTTAATAGCAAGCAGTGCGGCTATTATAGATCAGATAAATACAGGCATCCTAATGACAGGAGCCGCTATGGGCTATGCTAACACTGGCACAGGAATTAGTGACGGACAACTAGCAGGTACAGCGTACATAACAACAGAGCAAGTTAACGCTTATAATCAAGCACTGGCCGGAATGGTAACTTACTTGCCTTATGGTTCTGCCCAAGATTATTTAGAAGAACAGGCCGCCGCCGAACTTGAATTAATGGAAGCGGCTATAGATGATTTTACAGCCGTAGTAGTCGATATGCTTGCAGTACAAGAAGTTGCTGAATTAGCTTCTGAAGCGGCAACTCCAGATGAAGAAGCCGCAGTGCAGGAATATGTCACTACAAATACAGATGCCCTCACGATAGATCAAAGTGATGCTGATACATACAACCAAAGCCTTGATGATATTGAAACACATGCTAATGCCGCAGGAGCTTTTCTGGGCGTAGCCGCAAACTCAGACGCTGTGGCGTTTATGGATCAAGGAGCAATGGATAATAACACTCGTGTTGAAACAAACACCTTGAGCTATAGCGCGTCTACTCAGGCCGTAAGCCTTGCTTGGACTACTGGGAATCCTGCTACTAGCGTATACGTAAACGGCTCAGATGCGTTTAATATTAACTTGTACGTTTCTCACCAAGACATCTTAACATCAGGAGCTACCAGTGATCTTTATCTTACTGGCCCAACTTATTTAGGTTATGAGTGCTTTATGACTCAACTAAACTGTGAGGAGACAGGAGGATGAGTTTAGCAGAAACAGAACTAACGATTGGCGGCACAAGCTTTAAAGGCGTTTATATCGCTATACTTCTTAGCCTTGCAACAACTCTAGGTGGTGGTGTGTGGACAGCAAGCTCACTATACGGACGTTTAGAGGCTGTTGAGTCTGTGTCTATTCCAAGCATTGCTCCGCTAGAAGAAAGCCTACTACTTATTAAACAAGAACTAAAAGACAATGATGTCTCACAGCTTCAAGGCAAGTTAGCAACACTAGGCGTTAACTTAATTACAATTATGGAACAACAAGAAAAGCTATTATTGATTGATGAAAATGTAGATAGTTTAGAGAAAGACATTGAGACTATGAAAGCTACTGTAGCTAAAGCAGAGTTAATGACAGCTAACTTAAACAAGCTTGACGGTCAGCTAAAAACAATTAGCCGTGAAATAGAAGACTTGTGGAAAGGTATGGATTACCTGTCAAACCCTTTAAAATAGGACAAGTCAACGAGAACTGTAAAAAAACAAAATCAGTAGCGAGGGACAAGTAATGGCGGCAAAGAAAAAGTCAACAGTTAATGCGGCAGGTAATTATACCAAGCCTACAATGCGTAAGAATTTATTTAATAAGATCAAGGCTAGTACTAAAGGCGGTAAATCAGGTCAATGGAGCGGAAGAAAAGCTCAAATGCTTGCTAAAGAATATAAAGCTAAAGGCGGTGGTTACAAATGAAGGTAGGCTTTACTTGCTCTGCTTTTGATTTGTTACATGCAGGACACATTTCTATGTTGCGTGATGCAAAAGAACAGTGCGATTATCTTATTGTAGGACTGCAGGTAGACCCATCTATTGATAGAGCAGATAAGAATCCTCCAGTACAAACACTTGTTGAAAGATACACGCAACTTAAAGCTGTTAGTTATGTAGATGAAATCATACCATACATAACCGAACAAGATTTAGAAGACATCTTATCTATGTACCACATAAATGTAAGAATACTGGGTGCAGAGTATTTAGAAAAAGACTTTACCGGAAAAGATATATGTAAGAAAAGAAACATTCAAAATTATTTTAACGAGAGATCGCACAGATTTTCTTCTAGCGATTTAAGAAACAGAATAGTAAAGGAGATTATAAATGAAAGGTGTTAAACATTATAAGAAAGACGGCACAGAGCATAAAGGTTCTAGTCACAAGATGGCTGATGGTACTCTACACACTAATAAGTCTCACACCAAAACAAGTGTAAAGTTATTTCATTTAAAGGACTTGTCAGCTAAAGCAAAAGCTAAGGCGAAGAAGTAATGGCCCTTGCAAAATCTCAGAAGTCTTTAAAGAAATGGACAGGGCAGAAGTGGACTACAAAGTCTGGAAAGCCTAGTGCTAAAACTGGCGAAAGGTATTTGCCTAAAGCGGCTATAAATGCTTTGACACCTGCACAGTATGCGGCAACCACCAAGAAGAAGAAAGCTGACACCGCTAAGGGCAAACAACATAGCTCACAGCCTAAAAAGATTGCGGCCAAAACTAAAAAGTATAGGGTATAAACATGGCTACTCCCAGAAAAGGTAAAGCAAAAGTAAAAATAACGGCTAGTGGAAAGAAGGTTAGCTATGGTCAAGCAGGGAAAGCAAAGGATGGTGGCTCTAGAGTTAGAGCAGGTACATCGAAGGGAGATAGTTACTGTGCCAGAAGTATGGGCATAAAGAAAGGACTATCTAAAAAGAAACAAAACGATCCGAACACCCCCAACAACTTGTCACGCAAGCGTTGGAAATGTTCGGGTGCTAAGTCAAAGAAATAACTTAAAGTGATTAACTATGAAAAAGTTTTGGAAGCTGTGGGCCTTGAGTCTAGGCGAAAGAGTGGGGGACACAGATTCCGAAGCTGATAACGTAGCAATCATAAGAACAACCTTAGTTATAATTAATTTAATATGTTGTTTCTGCATAATGGGCAACATCTTTTTGGGTTAACCCGCTCCATGATTCAAGGCATTTAGTTCGTCTTCTAAATACTTGTGAAGCGGTTCCAGTTTTTGTTTCGTAAGTTGTACAATGTTTCTTATAATTAACAGTTCATCATCCTTGAACGCTAGATGAAGATCCTTTTCGGGGATGCCGCTCATTTCTGTAACGACATGCCCCCGATCATTCACCAGTATTCTAAAGCCTAAGATGTTGGCTTCTCTTTTGTTAGACAATTTCACACGCTCCACCCACACACGCTAACTCTTGAGAACCTGTGGTGTTATCCTCCATTTCAAAGTTTCCAAGGTCTTGCCAATCAACCCCTTTAGGCATGGACGCTAGAAGTTCTTTATATTTAGCGGCATCTATGTCTTCATACGGAGCTTGCTGATAAACATGGTCACTAACTGGCAACAAACTAATACCGCTACAAAGATCAAAGTTGTCCCATATCCACTGAGCTACTTGCAAGAACTCGCTGTCAGTATAGTATACAGTGATGCTTGGTTTATGCTCACACCAGTGATTCTGATAAGCTTTCCAAAGTTCTAGCTGTTGCATAGCGCCTACTTCTTTTACTGTCACGCTACCTTTAGGCGCTTTAACAGGGAAGCTAAAGACAGATGAAGAGGGTGACATAACATCCTGCTCTACTGGGAATCCTTTGTCTTCCATAAAGACTGCAAGTGGATCTTTTTTGTCTGAGCGTACTCTTCTGACATAGTACTTAGAAAAACGAGGGTGAATACCAGAGGCACTATCAACAAGCTGAGATACAGTACCGCTTGGCTTAACAGCAGTAATAGCTGTAGACTGATTAATTCCAAGCTTCTTAGCCCATTCCTCATTAGTTTTAATAGCCACATTTTTTATTTCCTCTAGCCATTCGGCTGTCTTATCTGTAGATTTTCCAATAACGCTATGATCCATAATGCCTGTCATGCTCACACCAAGCAATGCTTCTTCTTCTGTGTTCTTCTTCCACACATTACGCAAGTAACGGAAGTCAGTAAGTGTTGCTTGAAGAGTACCGATGATAGCCGCAATACGACATTTCTTTTTAAGACTTTCAAGGTTATCACTTGACCGGACAACAATCTCACTAAGGTTGCAAAACTGGTTAGATCGTAAAATTATCTCCGAACAGGGATTTGTCCCGAAGTCTTGATCAGCGTCACGCCTACCGTTCCTAGCCGCAATCTTCTGTGCCGCTACACGGCTAAAGATACCACGCTCACCTGCTTTACTCTCATACATAGTCTGCATCTCAGACAAGAAAGCGGAGAAGTCAGGCTTCTCTGTGTACGCTACGCTGTTGTTAGCCAATGCACGTTGACCTTCATGTCTCCACCAATCACCTGACTTAGCTTTAGCCATACGTTGATCTGAAAGATTAGATAGGCTAATGAGTGCTGATCGTCTAACGCCACCTACGACTACGATGTCTGCAATCTTACACACAATGTCGTGACACTCAATGGAGGTTAGCTTACGTCCTGATGCTTTCTGGAACACTATAATACAAAAGTTAAACAAGTCTACTAAAGGATCAGGGCCAGATGCTCGACCACCAAAGGTCTTTAGTCTCTCTCCTGCACCGCGCACTCGACTAACATCCCACTTAGGAATCTTACCTGCATAGAGCATAGCAATCAACTCGCGGAAGGCTGATGCCCAACCAATCTTGCTGTCGCTCACCATGATAACGCTGTCAGTATCGTGGAAACTCTCAGCAACTTCTGGAAGCTTGTTGATAAAGTTACGCTCAACACTAAAGCCTACACCTGTACCACACATAAGAACATACATCAACTCGTCAAAGGATCGCGGAGAATCAATGTGTAGGTAACTACAGTTGAATCCTGCTACGTTGTCTTTGTCCAGTGCTACACCTGCTGTCATCATACATCGCATAGAGGGCATGACTTCTAGGTTAAAGATAGCGTCATACAACTCTTGTCCTTCCTTGACTGTAATCTGCTCACGATCTCTCCAGAACTGCACGTAGCGAAAGACTGTTTCTGCCCACGTTTCTCTACGGCTATGCTCTGGCATCCAACGTGCATAGCGGCTCTTGTGTATAAACTGTTGATACTGATCCATTAATTGTTCTCCTTGGTTACTTTGTCTGTTAATAATGCTAGATACCACATAGCTTTTTGTAAGTCTTCTACCTGCTTGCCTTTGTAATCATAGCGCCAAAGGTATTTCATACAGTTGCCCTTGAGATAACCCTTGAAAGCTACCGAAGACATAGACTCTTCAATGGCTTCAATGCATTCTATATTACCAGTATTGTAATGCTTTGGCTTGTTGACTACATCTTCAAGCGAAGGCATTTTAGTTGCAAGATCTTTTAAAGCTGTGCGTATAGCTTCGTCGTGTGAATATGCATGTGCTTCTTTCATAGCCATGTCAATGTAGGGCTGATGGTCTATTGTGCTTTTATCAATAGCAGGATGTTCTTTACGTACTCTATCCCAATCTGATGGTGTTGCGTCATTTAATCGGTTCATGTGCGATCTCTTCATTTAAATTAAGTTTAGGTTCTTTGCGCTTAGTATCTTTTAATTTAGAAGCAGAGTTAATCTTCTTAAACTTCTTCTTCCTTAAAAACCTATCGCGCCTTTCGTCTTTACGGCTAATGTCAGTCAAAACTCTCCCTCTTCTTTGGGTTAATCCAACTATCAGGGATGCTCTCTTCGCTGAACCATCTGAAGTTGTTAGCACTTGCCCATTCACCGTGGCTTCTTTTAGTGCCGTCCTTTCTACGTTTAGCCTGTGGCATTGGCGCACTTGGGTTGGCAAAAAGAAACACTAGCTCAGTGTCTTCCGGTAATGCTTTGCTTATCCAGATATACTTACTGAACTCAGCGTAGTCCCAGAACCTTCCTTTAGACTCAAGTAGAATTTTCTTACCTTCAATATATTTGATAAAGTCTGGGTAGTAGTGATGGTTAATTGTGTACGGAACCTTTTCTGTGTGGAAGCTCCAGACATCTAGGATTCCTGTATGTAACTGATACTCCCAGTTAGAATCATACCCTTGCACAAGATCCTTTCCTACTGGGCGAACGGCTCTAGGTTTGCGGAAACCCTTCTTAATTTTTTTCAATGGATGGTTGCCTCTCTGCGTTCTAGCTCTGCTTCTATTAACATCTGTAGGTCGTGAAGAAAATCTTCTTCTATATCTATAATAGAATTAGTAAAGCCACCCGCATTGTACAAGTAACTTCCTGTAGCAATGATCATCTCTTCAATACTCAATTGATCTCTCCAAGAGTAATACTTTCTATTTCACGTTTAGGGTTAGCTTTAAGCACTCGCAGTATCTTGTTGCC